ACTAACGTAGCCAGTCTAAACCCATCGCTAGATAAAGCCGACTTGGTGGCCGAGTTAATCCCTCTGGACATTATATTACCTCGATAACATCAATCTCAAATTCGTACAAGGATTCAATACCAATGCTAAATTCTTGCACATCATTGGCAAGTCTTACCGTGACGGTTTCATTTGATCCTGGAAGTGATGGGTCAGGAATAGCGACAGAAAATGTCTCAAGCATTCCGTTTTGTGACTCAACAAATTCGTATATAGGCTCAAACTCTGCCTTTGTCATAGGAGGGAAAGATAACGTAAATTCCCTCCTTGACGCAGCAAGACTGCGAACCTGTATTCTACCATTTAAACTGTCGCTAGATAAGTTATATCTTTTGAGCTTGGTAGTAACATTTGTGAAGCCAGGAGTCGTTGGAAGTGTACCGCTCATACTGTTAATCTCCTGCCGCGCTCGTTAACAGCTCGGTTAACCATAGAAATAATCTGACCCCGTCTTGAGTTCAGCAGCGCGTCAAATCCTTTGGTGTCGTTTGCGTGGATAGAGAAGTTAACATTGACAACATTATTTGAACCTTGCCCTTTGTGCAGGTCAGTTATCTTCTCATTCGGGTGAACCATAGCCAATCGACCACCCTTACCATCCATGCCGCCAGACCTAACGCCAGAGCCAGTCATACCGCCGCCTTCAAACGAGGCAATAGCTTGACCAGCGATCAATCCAGCACTGACATAACCGGATGCTCTAACAGCTTCAGCCATTGGTATGCCAGCAGCACCAAATTGGCCTATAGTCTTCGTGTAAGCTAAGTTAGCATTAATTATAGCCTCAGCTACTGCTAGACCTTTAGCGACCAAGAACATGGCTTTCTGGGCGCCAGAGCCATCCTCCATTGCAGCAGCAATCTGATCTGCCATCGCTCCATAAACACCAACAGTAGACAAAGCAAGCTCTTTCTTCTGCATCTCCATCTTCTTCTGATGTTCTGCGCGTTTTTCTTGCCGCTCTGTTTCTTTATCGTGAAATTCTTGCATCAGCTTATCTTTAGCTTCAAGATGTTCTGCAAGAGCCTCTTGCTCTTCGATCTGAGTTTGCGCCCTTAACTCTGCAAGCATTGCTTGATCAGCGCCCTCATCCTTTATCGCCAGATCAATAATTGCCCTTTGATCTTTATACTTTTGCGATATAGCAGCAGTTTCATCAAGATGGCTTTTCCTGATGTTTTCGACCTGCTGAAGTCGTCTTTCGGCATCTGACTTAGCTTTTTTATCATCTAACTCTTTTTGGCGGTTTTTCTGCGCTTCTAGCTTATTCCGCTCATCAGTCTCAGCCTGTAAGCCATCAATAATTTCTTGCGTAGCTTTTTTGTGAGCTTCTATTTTGTTATGAAGTTCTAGCGCGGCAAGAGCATCTTGATCGGTAGCACCTTTTTGTTTCTGCTGGTATATAAATAAGGCATCGCCGCTAAGATCTAGTTGCTCGACCTCTTCTTTCAGCTTATCAATTACGTTTTGGTACTCTCTAGCTGCTGCTGCACTAGAATCTTTTAAATCTTTATAAGCCTGATCACTTTCAACTAACCCTTGTCTTGTTGTATCTAATGCTGCTAAAAGCTCAACTTCACTCGAAGCAAAAGCCCTTACCGTTTCGTGAGATTCTTCTTGCGCCTGCGCAAGGGCATATTGTGCCGCTCCAGCCGTTTCAGTAGAGTTCTCATACGCATCAATAGATGCCTTAGCCGCTACAAAACCTTTCCTTAAATCTACTAATGCTTGAAGGTCTTCAACAAGATCATCTTTTAGCTTGGCGCTTTTTATGGCCTGCTGACCAAGAAGATATCGCCTTTGCGACTCGGTAATATCCTTGAATTCTTTATTTAACTCAGCGATACGTTCAGCCAAAGTTTTAACTGTTTCAGCAGACTTCTTCATTGAGGGGAAAAGAGATGTAGCTACAGCGGCGCTCACAGCAAGTAACGCACCAATAACCGCGCCGTGAGGTCCGAAAAGAGATGCAATCTGAGAACCCTGCTGACCAAACACCAGCATGGCGTTCTGCCCCATCTGAAGCTGTACAGCGATATCCTGTACCTGGTGGCCTACTTGACCTAAACCACCACGCATAAAGCGAAATTGTTGAGTTAATGCGCCACTTGATTTAGCTAATGCGATTTGCTTGTCACGGAAGATTTGAGCTGATTTAACGGCATCCAACTGAACTTTGCTGGCACCCATCATCTGGAGCTTCATCAACTCCAGTTCGTTAGTGGTTTTACCAACAGCATTACCCTCAAGCAAGAGTGCCTGAGTTAGGTTTTTAACTTGCTTTTCAACCTGCTGGGTAGAGCTGTTAAATGTCGCATAGACCTGCGAGAATTTATCCTCACCTTTTAGCTGAATTACTACGGTTTCTGCTGCCATCTTCCTTTTCTCTTTTCAGCTTAATAAAAGTAAACCAGTGATTAAACTCATCAACGGTCATAGCGTATATGGTCGAAAGTGGTTGACCAAGGTAGTCAGCCAAGCTGTACATATTATACAGCTCGGTGACATTTCCTTGATCATCGATTAGTTTTTTTCGCGTCCTTCTTCAGTCTCTGCATCAGGAGTTAGAATAAAACTAGCGATTCTTGATACCACTTCTGGGTCAGCATTTCTGCGTAACTTAACCTTGTCACCAATATCAAATAAAGACTCACCTTTCTCATCAGTTGTTCCATAAATAATGGAGTAAACCAAATAATCAGTGGTGTCACCATCCGCTCTACTCATCCACTTAGACTTGTCGTCTAAAGATAGGTTTTTGGTATAGACAGTAACATCCCATTCTTCGACATATAGTTTCCGAATAGCTTTAGTATTGAAGTGTGATACAGCAGTATCAATTAGTTTTCCCATGTTTTACACCGTGCCAGTAGTTAACGCGCCATTGCCGGTGACAGAGAAAGAAGCCTCAACAAGGCCATCAAAAGATGCTGATTTGCTTACAGATGTAACAATGCAAGCACCTGACCATTCCACATCACCAGTGTTATTTCCAGTAGGATACAGGTTTATTGTAATTTCTGCACCTTCTACAACTAACAGTTGACCAGTAGTGTCTTCGTCATCCCAAATAGCATTGAACGATGAAGTCCAAGACTTAAGAGTTGGCTTGTGAGTAACCCAAGAGTCACCCATAACAGTATCAGCTACTGTTTCGGAAGTAGTCTCAAGAGACCAATCTTTAATTTCAGCGACAGCGTTTGCACCAACGTAGACTGCGCCATTTTTACCTGTGTATGTTGCCATTTCTAAATACCTCTAAGCGCCATAGCGCATTAATTAACGTAAGCGAAAATCGCCATTAAATTGCCACATCAGGGTTGTTTTCTCTAACCCGATATAACACATCAACAGTCATAGTAGCCACCGCAACAGGCTGATCACCATCACCATTAAAGTCTGCTGAAAAATCAGAAATCATTACATTTGCCGCATTGCCATTAAGGGTTATATCAGAATACAAAGCCTCTTCAACCTCAAGACAAATTTGATCCAAGGAATTATCGTATCCGCTTACGCCTTTGACGTAAACTTCCAGCGTAAAGCTGACTGTTCTTTCCTGAATCCTGGGCAGCCCCATAGTTGAATACTCAACATTTTCACTCTTGCTGAATATCAAAAGACCGGGCAGCTTATCTGCTGCTAAGGGGTAAACTCTACTTTGATATATGTTGCTACCAGTAGTAGACAAGCCAGTTAAAGTAGATGTTATCTGGTCTCTCAGCAGCTTTCTGACATGAGCCATTATTGTGCCTCTAAAGCAATCTCAGTAATTCCAGTTCCGTCAGCCATGATAACTCTAGCAATATAACTTGACGATCTAATAGTAAAAAGGTCACCTTCAGAAATGCCCAAAACATCGCTAGTTTTAACAGTAAGCCTTGGTTGCTCAACTGCAAATGAAACAGAACCACCAGAATCAACAGCTTCATATGTATTGTCAAAAATACCTGAAATAAAGCTAGAAGATCTATTAAAAGGCTTAAATTTAACAAGCTCGCCAAAGTCAGCGAGCATTATTGCGCGTTCAATGCCAGTCTCAATAGCCATTACTTAAAC